ATTTTCATATGCTTCAAATGTGAAATATATTAGTTCTTTTTGATAAACTATTTTTCTATATACTTTGCGGTAGCAATCAACAGATACTCCACCTAAATTTTCAAATTCATGTATTAATACATCCATTTTATCTAGCACTGATTTCATCCTTCGAGTCATGGAAACAACTGTTTCAAACAAGACTTCATCGTCAGACGTTGTCAGCTTAGCGCTAGAGAGGGTCGTTTGATCATTAGTTGTGGCCATAGTGACATTTCAAAAAGGGGTGTTGGTGAAAGCCCACCAACAGGCAGCCATTAACGAAAGGTTTACGGATAAGGAGAAAGGATGCTCCTTATCAATCATCGGTCAAGAGACGACCAGTCGTCCTCAAATGTACTATACCTTTGTTGTCGCACACTTCATTCTCAACACTACTAAGATAAACATCGTGAATCCCACACCTAAGGGTACACCCGTGAGAGCAAGTACAATTCATAAATGAAAAGTACCGAGAACAAGATGCACTGGCTTGTGCACCCATATCCCCTCCTCACGGTTATCACGACACCTATGTCTTCATGTATCAAAATCCACAAACGACTCAGGCAAGTTACAAATGAGCAAACAGCGCTTTGACTTAGCCACTTCATTCTGTATGATCCATACGATCCACTCAATACCACCGGATTAATAATGCGTTGGGTCATGGAAATATGCACTACGAGGCTGCATACTACCTGCACTAAGAACTGCTAAAAGGACAGTTTGTAGTTATATACACTACACACCACCTAATAACTTCCAATGCAACGCAAAATGTTCCGACTCCCTCGAGCTTGACGTATATCACATACAGATAAAGCGCACCAAAGGCACACAAAATACAAATGGTTGATGGAAAGACAAGTTAACGACATGTCGTGTCGGAAAAAGATGTAGCACACAAACGGTACTACACCCGTTTCCACGAATTGATAACAGGATCGTAACTCCCGCCCAAGCAGGCAACACAAACGGTTGCAAACTCGGGAATAAGAACGTAGGGCCAAAGGCCC